CCCCTCCATCGCCTACATGGGCATGGACCAGAAAACCAAGCGCTGGAAACAGATTGAAACCTATGGCGGCAAGCTGGTGGAGAACTGCGTCCAGGCCATTGCCCGTGATGCCCTGGCCGGTGCCATTGAGCGCCTGGAGGCCGCCGGGCTGCCGGTGGTGTTCCATGTGCATGATGAGGTCATCATTGATGTGGCCCCCTTTGCCGATGAGGACACCATGCTCCAGACGGTGGTGGACATCATGCGGGAGCCCATCCCCTGGGCCCCGGACCTGCCCCTCAATGCGGATGGCTGGGTGGGGACATTCTTTAGAAAGGACTAATACAACATGAAAATCATATCTCCCAGTTTTGAATTTCTCACCCAGGTGGACGGCTCTGCCATCATCCAGCACATTGAGCGCTGTGGCCGGGTGTGCTACAAGTCAGAGGACAAGATCACCGGCACCTCTGCCGCCACCTTTGTGGGCAACATCATCAAGCGTGGCCATGAGGCCGTGCTGGAGCATGACAGCATCACGGTCAAGTTTATTGTGGACCGGGGTGTGTCCCATGAGATCGTCCGGCACCGGCTGGCCTCCTACTGCCAGGAGAGCACCCGCTACTGCAACTATGTCAAGGATAGCTTTGGCAGTCAGATCACCGTCATCAAGCCCTGCTACCTGTCTGAGAGCTCCGCTGCTTATGCGACCTGGCACAAGGCCTGTGAAACCGCAGAGGATGCCTATTTCTCCCTGCTGGACTGGGGCTGCACCCCACAGGAGGCCCGTGCCGTCCTGCCCAACAGCCTCAAGACTGAGGTGGTGATGACGGCCAACCTCAGAGAGTGGCGGCACTTCTTCAAGCTGCGGACCGCACCGGCAGCGCATCCGCAAATGCGTGAGGTGGCCATCCCGCTGCTCCGGCAGATGCAGGAAAAGGTGCCCTACATCTTTGCAGACCTGGAGGCCTGACCATGAGCAAATCCACCCGCTGCCTCCTGGACCCGGCCCGTGAGGACTTCGGCACCATTTTGAACTGTGCTGTTCGCTATGCCCTGGGCAGACGGACATATATGCCCGGAACAGTGATGGACTTTATCACGCCTCTGCTGCCGGAGATTGACAATAAGACACTCTATGTGCTGGACCAGGACATCACCGATGCCCGATATACCGGCGGTTATGGGGACCCCCGCATTGATGAGCCTGAATGGATGAAATTTCTGGCGGCTGTCCAAGCGGAGGAAAAGCGCCGGGGCATCGAACTTTATAAAGACTGGAGGCCTGAATATGGATGCAAAACAAAATAGCTCCGATGGTGCTGTAAATCACCCGGCACACTACACACACGGCCAGATTGAGTGCATTGATGCAATGGCTGCCGCTGTGCAGGACATGAGCGGAATGGATGCAATTTGCACATCAAATGCCATTAAATATCTCTGGCGATGGAAGTTTAAGAACGGAATAGAGGACCTAAAAAAGGCCCAGTGGTATATTAACCGGCTCATTGAGGAGGTTGAAAACCGTGACTGAATACGAAACCTTTATAGGCCGGAAGTCCACGGCGGCCATCCACACTGACAGCATCCAGGTGACCACTGACCAGCTCAACCCTGCCCTATATGACTTCCAAAAGGACATCGTAAGATGGGCCCTGGCAAAGGGCCGGGCCGCTATCTTTGCAGACTGCGGCCTGGGAAAGACCGCCATGCAGCTTGAGTGGGGCACCTGGGTATGCTCCCAATGCGGCGGCTCTGTCCTCATACTGGCCCCGCTTGCCGTATCCACTCAAACTGTGGCGGAGGGGCTCAAGTTTGGCATCTCCGTCAACCTGTGCGAGAGCGGTGCAGATGTGAAACCCGGCATCAACATCACCAACTATGAAAAGCTGGATAAATTCAAAGGGTGTGAGTTTTCCGGCGTGGTGCTGGATGAAAGCAGCATCCTGAAATCTTTTACCGGCAAGGTCCGCAACCAGATTGTAGACTTTTTCTGCAACACTCCTTTTAGACTGGCGTGCACAGCTACCCCGGCCCCTAATGACTACATGGAGCTGGGCAACCATGCGGAGTTTTTAGGCATCATGTCCTATACGGAGATGCTGGCCATGTTCTTTGTACATGACGGCGGGCAGACCTCTAAATGGCGGCTGAAAGGCCACGCCCAAGATGTATTTTGGAAATGGATGGGCTCCTGGGCTGTTGTGCTGGACAGCCCCGCCACCCTGGGCTACGCTGCGGAGGGCTACGACCTGCCGGAGCTCAGGGTGCACGAAATCATAGCAGACGGCGGTGAGGCCATGACCACGCCGCTATCCTTAACGGAGCGCCGAAAAGCCAGAAAAGACAGCCTCCAGCAGCGGTGTGCCGTAGCTGCGGACCTGGTGAACAGCTCAGACGAGCAATGGCTTGTGTGGTGTGATCTCAACGCTGAAAGCGAGGAGCTGACCAAGGCCATCAATGGTGCTGTTGAGGTAAAGGGAAGTGACAAGGCCAGCCACAGAAGTGATGCCATGATGGGATTTTCAATGGGGCTGCATCACTGTCTGGTGACAAAGCCGTCCATTGCTGGCTTCGGAATGAACTGGCAGCAGTGCCACAACATGATATTTACCGGGCTGTCTGACAGCTACGAACAGTATTATCAAGCTGTGCGCCGGTGCTGGCGCTTTGGACAGACCCAGCCCGTTGATGTCTACATCGTGATCTCCAGCAAAGAGGGCTGTGTGAAAGACAATATTGAGCGCAAGCAGCAGGACTGTGAGCAGATGCACACTGCTATGGTGGCCCAAACAAAGGAGATCACGAAAAAAGAATTAAGGAGCACCTGCCGCCTGGCTACCCCGTATAAGCCGGAGGCCGAAATGCTCCTGCCTACATGGGAGGGCTTTTCTGCATGAATGTACTTAACCAGTGTTTGAGCGATAGATTTACGCTCTACCAAGGGGACTGCGTGGATGTGCTCCAGGGCATCCCGGAGAACTCTGTGCACTACTCTATTTTTTCGCCGCCTTTTGCAAGCCTCTACACCTACTCAGACAGTGACCGGGACATGGGAAACTGCAAGGATGACGCTGAATTTCAACAGCATTTTTCCTATCTCATCAATGAGCTCCAGAGGGTCATCATGTCCGGCAGACTGGTATCTGTTCACTGTATGAACTTACCAGCCATGAAAAGCCGGGACGGTTTTATCGGCGTGAAAGACTTTCGTGGGGACCTCATCAGAATGTTTGTATCTGGGGGCTTTATTTTCCACAGTGAGGTGTGCGTCTGGAAAAACCCAGTCACTGAAATGCAACGCACCAAGGCCCTGGGACTGCTCCATAAACAAATCCGCAAGGACAGCTCCATGAGCCGTCAAGGACTGCCCGATTATGTCATAACTTTCAGAAAGCCGGGTGAAAACCAGGAGCCCATAGCGCACACGCCGGAGCAGTTTCCAGTAGATGTGTGGCAGCGGTATGCGTCCCCCGTGTGGATGGACATTAGGCAGTCCAACACCCTCCAGCGGAAATCTGCACGGGACGAAAAGGACGAAAAACACATCTGCCCGCTCCAGCTTGACCTCATTGAGCGGTGCATTGACCTATGGACCGCTCCCAATGACATTGTGCTGGACCCGTTCTGCGGCATCGGCTCTGTCCCGTATCAAGCGGTGCTCATGGGGCGGCGTGGCCTGGGCATTGAGCTCAAAGATACCTACTTTGACCAAGCTGCAAAAAATATGCAGACCGCTGAGGAAAGCGCCCAGAACAAGGCGGACGCTGACCAAGTGAGGTGCCGGTGCCCCCACTGTGGTATCAAGGTCCCAAGTACCATCTGCCCCATCTGCGGAGCTGAAATCTAACCACGAAAAGAGGCACCTGCCATGATAGATCGACACCATGCACCGCCAAACCGGCTGCGGGTGTGCATATTCATGATGGCCCTGCTCAGAGTTTTTCCTGGCCCCATCAAGTGTGACCTGCAAATGTCCGCCATGTTTGACGGGGAAAACAACTCTATGGGCTTTCAAAAAGGCCGGTACTATTCTCTGATCTTCGACTATGACCCGGCAACAGAGTGGATTGTGGTGAGAGCGCCGGAGGGCATCTACTGCCCCTAT